GCTGAGTATGCCAATGCCGCCATGCACTACAACGAAGAAAGAATTCAAAGGCTAGAGAAGCGACTGTCGCAACACAAGGAGGACATATGACACAAGATGTATTGAAATATCTTCAACCCAACGCAGTTGTTCCTATTGATATGGAGACCACAGCCATGTTGGTCAATGCGTTACGCCAAGCCATCAAAGAGTTAGAAAGCCGCAAACTGGTAGCCGCCAAAGAACGTGAAGCCTGTGCAAAAAAAGCCGAAGCGCAAAATTGCCACATGGTAGCCGCCGCAATCAGAGCAAGGGGAGAAGCATGAAACCATACGGATATGTTTGGACAAAAGATAAACACGAAGCAAAATTCTTTTGGACTGAACTTGAAGCTAGGGATGTTCAAAAAAACTTTGGGGGCGAAGTTGTGCCTGTCTATAAATGATTGAACGTATAAGAACATTTTTTGGGAGAACCAAAGGGATACACCAAGACAAGGAGACCGTTGTTTCTCAAGGGTCAGCGTGGTACTGCACCAAGTGTAAGTTGGTATTTTTAACTAAACAAGCGGGAGAGCAACACAAATGCCAAGACCAAAGAGTGAGCTAACCAAGAGTGGCAAGACCATTGGTATACGTGTAACACAGAGTGAGTACGAGGAGTACATAAAACTAGGAGGAAGCAAATGGATTAGAAAACTTTTACAGGATAGTAGAGATAAACAATTTTTAAACAACTGGAGAGAAGCAAATGGCAAAGAAGATATCAACTGCATCAAGAATCCGTAATTACATTTCAGCCAACCCTGAAGCAAAAGCGGAGGACGTTGCAATTAAGTTCAATACAACAAAACAAAATGTATATGTAATTCGTCACAACATGCGTAAGGTAGGCAAGGAGCTCTTGAAGAAGAAAGAACTGCCACAAACTGCGTTAACCCCGAGAGTTAAGTTGCCCAATATTTTAGAAAGGCATTTTGGCGTTGACATTGACAAGTCGCATGACCCAGTGAATCAGCCATCGCACTACAAAGTAGGAGGCATTGAGACAATAGACTTTATTGAAGCCAAGGGGTTGAACTATAACTTAGGCAATGCAATAAAGTACATCACCCGAGCAGACCATAAGGGAAGCAAGGCACAAGACTTGGCGAAAGCCATTTGGTATCTACGTCGAGAAATAACAAACAATGTCCCTAATAACAATTGATTTTGAGACTTACTACACCGACACAGACCTAGGGTTTAAAAAGCAGACGACTGAAGAGTACGTGCGAGACCCTAGGTTTGAGGTGATTGGTGTGGCGGTTCAAGTGGACGATGGAGACCCAGTTTGGTTTTCAGGGACGCGTGAACAGCTACGCAAATCTCTAAAACAATTTAACTGGAGGGGTAGTGCTGTCTTGGCGCACAACACGCTGTTTGATGGCGCTATCCTAAGTTGGATTTTCAATATTAAACCGATGGCGCTGTTGGATACATTGTCAATGGCAAGAGCAATACATGGCGTGGATGCTGGGGGTTCACTTGCCGCACTTGCAAAGCGTTATGAGATTGGGGAGAAGGGCGATGAGGTTGTCAAAGCAATCAACAAGACACGCCTAGACTTTACAGAAGAAGAGCTTGCGTTGTATGGCGAGTATTGCGTAAACGATGTGCGCCTGACATACAAGTTGTTCTTGATGATGATGCCTAGCTTTGACCCTGATGAGTTGAAGTTAATAGACATGACGGTGCGTATGTTCACTGACCCAATGCTGTATGTGGATCAGGATACCCTGAAAGAGCGATTTGACGACTTGAACAAAGAGAAATCAGAGTTGCTTGCTTCACTGATGATCGACCTTGAATGCGCTACAGAGGAAGAGGTACGTGAGAAGCTATCAAGCAATCCTAAGTTTGCCAAGGTGCTAGAGAAGTTTGGTGTGCCTGTACCGATGAAGATGAGTGAGAGGCAAAAGAAAGAAGTGCCAGCCCTTGCCAAGAAGGACGAGGGGTTCATTGCACTGACTGAGAGTGAAGATACTTTTATTCAACACCTGTGCGCTGTACGTCTGGGCACGAAGTCAACACTTGAAGCCAATCGACTTGAACGGTTTATGGGCATAGGACTACGGAACAAAGGCAGGCTACCTATCCCGCTGAAGTATTACGGCGCACACACTGGGCGCTGGTCAGGCACAGACAAGGTGAACTTCCAAAACCTACCTAGTAGGGATGTAAAGAAGAAGGCTCTGAAGAAAGCCATCGTGCCACCCGAAGGCTACATGGTGATTAACTCTGACTCATCGCAGATTGAGGCTAGGGTGCTTGCGTGGTTGGCAGGGCAGGAGGATGTTGTCAAACAGTTTGCTGATGGTGAAGATGTGTACTCTATATTTTCCTCATCCGTATATAACAGGACGATTACCAAAGCGGACGCAACGGAACGGTTCGTGGGTAAGACATGTATTTTAGGATTGGGCTATGGCACAGGGGCGTTCAAGCTACAACATACATTGTCTACATCTCAACCAGTAAGCGTGAAGCTGACTGAAGAAGAATGCAAAATCATTGTGGGCATTTATCGGGACAAGAATTACAAGATACCTGAGTTGTGGGCTGACGCTGACAGAATGCTCAACACCATGATGAACGGGAAGATTAAAAAGCCAATCCCTCTTGGTGAACATAAATGTTTGTTCTACGACAACGATGGGGTCATCTTGCCAAACGGTCTACGCATACGTTACAACAACTTGAGGCGTATAGACAAAGACGGCAAGTCACAGATTGTTTACGATTCACGTAGGGGTGAAATCTCCATTTGGGGCGGTGCTGTCGTAGAGAACGTAGTGCAAGCTCTAGCAAGAATCGTCGTGGGCAAGCAAATGCTCGCCATATCTGAAAGATATCGTGTAGCTCTAACAGTACACGATGCGGCAGTGGTCGTCGTGCAAGAGGATGTCGTACCTGAAGCCGTAGCGTATATCAACCAAGTAATGTCTACCCCACCCGACTGGGCGACAAACTTGCCAGTGGCATGTGAAACAAAAGTTGGTGCGACCTATGGGGACTGTTAATGATATTATCTAACTCCCTAAAACTACAGTGAAAATTAGTCATGGAAGCACACGAAGTCAAATGGTCTTATTCCAGTCTTAAAGATTATCAAAACTGCCCACGGCAGTATCAGGAAATCAAAGTACTGAAGAACTACACTAAGTTTCCTACCGCAGAAATGCGCTACGGAACACAGGTACACAAAGCGGTAGAAGATTATGTTGGAGAGGGCAAGCCTCTTGAGCCTGATTACGAACGCTTTTCCAAACAACTGCAACCCCTGATAGAAATGGATGGCGTCAAGCATCCCGAGCTACGCATGGCGCTTGGGTTTGATCGCAAGCCGTCTAAATGGAACGACCATTGGGTACGTGGTATTGCTGACTTGGTTGTGTTGGATGGCGACACTGCGTTTGTCGTTGACTACAAGACGGGTAGTAACAAGTACCCTGACCCAAAACAGTTACAACTGATGGCGTTAATGGTCTTTTCACACTACCCTGAAATCGTACATGTCAAGGCAGGTCTTCTGTTTGTTATGCACGAACACTTTGTCCCCTCCGAGTACCACAGAGAGGATGAGGAAAAACTTTGGGGCGACTTCTACCCCCACCTTGAGCGCCTGCGCCTTTCGTATGAAAACGGCGTATGGCAAGAAAACCCTACACCGTTATGTGGTTGGTGTCCTGTAAAACGATGCCAGTTCTATAAGGAAAGATAAATGAAAAACCAAGAGTTGATAGATTACGCCTATCCATTGATGATGGCAGAAAGAGCGTTGAAAAAAGCACATGACTTTTTGCTAGAAGAAGACTATATTCTTGCAATGGATCAATTAGAGAAAGCGATTGTCGAGGTACGTATCGCTAGAAACTCCGTTCTTCATATTAAGGAAACTAGCAATGCCATACGTGAACAAACCAAGACCGTATAAAAAAGAATACCAACAGCAGAAAGCTCGTGGTGAGCTGGCTAACCGTATGGAGCGCCAACGTGCCCGACGTGCGATGGATAAAAAAGGCGCGGATGCAAACGGTGACGGCACTGCTGATGCTCGTGAGGGTAAGGACATTGCACACCGCAAGGCTCTATCCCGAGGCGGGTCAAATGGCAATGGTGTACGTGTAGAGAGTGCGGCTGTAAACCGTTCATTCAAACGTAACTCATCGGGCGCTTTGGTATCGGAAACCAGCAAACGTGAAAAAAAGTTGAAAAAATAACTTGACAAATAAAAAATAGACTCCATAATTCAATCATCAAGAGTTTTTGATCTTGGTCGGGCGTAAGGCATGAGTGGCTCGTAGACTTAATTGCATAGTCATAACCATTGTCAGTTGATCGGCAGTTGCCTATTTAGGTAGGTCTCCCCTGCGACAGGGTCAACCGTGCGGGGCGTTCCCCGCACGTAAAGCAGTCTTAATTCAGTCAAGGGGAATGAGTGGAAATCGTGAACAACATAGCTGTGCGTTTTGAATGTCCTACCGACATTGCACAAACAATAAAAAGCTACATCGAACGTAGCGAAGTGCTGGAAGAAAAGAACGGCATCGCTGACGTAGTAGTGCATTGGGGGCTTGATGAGATGCAACGTCTCTCACACCTTACCCCATCCGCTATAAAAGTTCCATCACCTATTGAGCGTGACTACGGTTGGCCTGGTATGTTTCAGCCATTCGATCATCAAAGAGATACTTCACGGTTCTTGACGCTTAACAAACGCGCTTTCTGTTT